CTCGACTTCACATCAGCAACATATTCTCGATGAGACATAATGATGTCAGACCCGCCTTTTAATGAATTGAAAGTTGGAGCAGGATTCGTTGGCATACCAGAATCCATGCTCATCATTCCAGGACAGTGTTGTGCTATGAGTGAATTTTTTCTCACCTTATAAGCACCACTACCAGACCACGCTGATAGTAAAGGAGCAAGCCCTTTATATACACTGATTGCCTCAGGTATAAAGCTTGCCACTTTTTTCACACCACCCCAGACATCACTCGCGAGATCTGCAAAGTAACCACCACCACCACCAACAGGAGTCATAACACGAGGTCTCCTCGATCGCCTGCCAACAGCAGCAGCTGCTTTCGCAACATCCTTCACGAGTGCTTTCTTCATTTTCTTTTTCACTTTTTTGTTTTGCTTTTTCTCGACAGCTTTCACAATCGCTTTCGTACTGATAGCTGAAGACATTCTCTGATTCGCTTGTATCAATGCTAACACTTGAGGACATTTTAAAACTGGGTCACTCTGGATATCTTCCAGTTTTACTGAGAGTGCTTCAGTTCTGCCGACATACAGGCGATAGACATCATCTTCAGCAAACCAATTGTCAAAAAGAGCGTTACCGCTCAAATTCTTCGGCATAGGATCTTTACGAGAAATATAGTGTCGATAACGCTGTAATATCCAATTTCTGTACTCAGCCAACACAGGGCGAGCGCTTGTGAAGAACCCCTCAACAAACAATGCATTTGCGCGATACACTGACCAACGTGGATCAGTTATATCACTAGCATATAATTGTGAGGCAAGTATCTTCTCCGGATCTGGACTGGGAACCCATGTTCTACACCCAAGGTCATACTTAAATCTCTGAGAGAGAAAAGTCACTTGATCAAGTGTGCGCCATTCCCATACATCGTCTTCTGACGTGACAGTGTAGCCAACGTCACTCATCACTTGAGCAAATTCACACAAATTAAACCATGATGCTGCCTCTTCTGAAA